TTACAGATAGCTCGGTAGCCCTGCACGAGGATCTTCATATCTGCATCGTACTGCACCTTCGTTGCCGTTGCCCCCTTGGGGCGGTCGCCGTCAGCGTGACTTATGAATATGAAGAGCTTCTTGGGGTGCTTTTCCTTTAGCCTCTTGTACTCAGCATAGTTCAGTCCAGTGTACTGCAGACTATCTATTATTACGAAGTCTGGGCTGCGCTGTTTGTCCAGCCTCAGGCTGAGCTCCTCCAGACTCTCCCTGTCGAGGATGAGGAAGCGTCCTCCCACCTCACCCATCCGACACCGCTGCATGTTCTGCTGGAAGGAGAGCGAGAGCGACTCCTCGAGGCTGTTATAGGCTACCTTGCCATACTTGCACAACTCGCGAGCGAGCTGCATCGCAAAGGAACTCTTACCATTGGCGCTTTGCCCCCATATGAGCCATACACCCGTCCGCCCAGGCTCGCCGAAGGCATCCCTCCACTTCCCCTCGAAGGGGATAGCAGGGACTTTCTTTGCCAGCACCTCGCTGGCGGAGTATGCTCTTGCCATGCTATGCTTGTAGTTTGAGTTTTTCGATCTCGGTGTACACCTTGCGGAGTCCGCCCGACTTGCGAGCGAGGCTCACCGCATCCACCCCCTCGGGGGCGTTGAGCTTAGCTACCTCTACAGCTTGTTTCAGTAGGAAGCTCTTACGTTCCTCGCTATCTTGGGGCGTCACCTTGCGGTACGCATCCCCGAAGCGAGAGAAGAGCTCCGTGTAGCCCACTTTACAGCAGTCGATACTGCGCTCAATCTTTGCTCGCAGACCATCAGCACCCATCATATACCACCCGCAGGCGCGCTCCGTGGCATTCCACAGCGCCTTGAGCTCAAGGAAGGCTTCATACTGAAGGTCGCCCGCCTCGTCGAGGATGATCAGCGGAGTGTCCAGACCCTTGAGGTAGTACACAAGGTCTGCATAGACCTCCTCGTAGCGCCCCTTTGCCTCCAGCCCAAAGCCCAAAGCAATCGAGCGCACCAGGCGAACCTTGGTCTTTGTCTGCGAGCAGTCGATATACACTACATGCTTGTGTGTGCGGGCATAGTGCCGGGCGCTGAAGGTCTTCCCGATATTCGGGATGTCGCACAAGAGGGCGCTCAGGCTACGCTCCTGGCAGGCTTCCAGCTGGCTGGTGATGTAGGAGTAGGTGTCGGTCTTCGCTACCTTCCACTCGATCTCCCCCCTCAGGGGGACATTCAGGCGACGGGCAAGACTAAGCCATGCTGAGTCGCTGAGCTGCTTATCTAGCTTGCCCTTTTTGATAGCGCTGTAGACACTTGGTGCTACCCCCAGTGCTGTGGCGTGCTTGCTATCACTCGGATAGTTTGCCCGATCGGCGCTAATCGCCTCCAGTGTGCGCGCCTTGAGTTCGTTCTTTATTTCCATGCTTCTCTTACTATTTTCTTTGCCCAGCGGGTGAAGTTCGGCTCCTCATAGTAGATTTCTCCTTTGTCACTCTTTTTGGCTCGCCCGAAGGCGCCATTTCTTCGTAGTCGCTCGGCTCGTTCTTCGCCGAGCACCTGCCTGAGGTCTTTCCACATATAGCAGGTCTGAAATACCACGGTGAGTTTCATTGCTAGTCGGGGCTAAAGGTTTGCATTGTTAGTGCAGATAGAGCTTCTTTACTGAAGAACTCCTCGGCATAAACCAGCCCATCATATAGGTCGGGGATCCACTGCGTATAGCCAAAGGCGCCCTCTTCGTTGAGCCTGTTAAACTCATCACTCCCAAAGGCATCTATTAACTCCTCGAGTGTCCAGTACCATTTACCTTCGAATTCCATTTTACTTCTATTTAATTGGTGTTTTTACAGACCGAGGGCATTTCGTATCGTATCGAGAGCCTTGGGACTGAAGCGGTCTTGCAGATAGATGAGCTCTTCCCCGAATAGCTGGATGTCACAAGTGGCTATGCCAAACTCATCCGTCCGATTGAGCTCATTGAACTTCCCTCCGAGGAGGTCGACCAGCTCTTCCCAGGTGTAAGCGATTGTGTCCTGATACCTTTTCATTGTCTTCTACTTCTATTTAATTGGTGTTTGAATGTCGTTTTTATAGCTCCGCCATTGCCCTTGTTCGGGCGTCGTCCGTGTTGACATCTGGCAGGTAGCTCTCAAGCGGGTCTTCATCAAGCAGCTCTCCATCCTCGCCTCGGCGTAACGTGACTACCTCGACGGGGTGCAGCTCTGTGAGTGCCTTGTGGGCGTCTTCCTTGAGGATGATTACCTTGCCTGCTTTACGCTCGGTCACCCAGTCATCTGACACCTTTATGCGCTGGAGCTCCGCATGCAGACGGTGGCGGTCTTCATCCGTCTGCTCCAACACCGCCTCACTAAAGCGGTGTATTTCCTTCGCTGTCTCAATGTAGCGACCACCCTCGTAGACGTACACCTCTTGCATCTCTCCTTCCTTTTGCTCCCACCAATAGGCATCCACCTTGCCGTCCCTATTCTTCAGCTGCCCAATAGCCTCGGGCGATAAGCTAAAGTCTCGGTAGTTCGCCTTGAATTGACCTCGGCGCACCGACGTGGAGCGATGTTCCCCAATCAGCAGGGCGAGCTTATGCACATCAATCGCCATGAGGTCAGGGTGGACGTTAGCCTGGAGCACTTCCAGGCGACTGCGACCACCCCACATCCGCTCGTTGCTGTGCGGGGCTTCATTGTACTTGCGGATGAGCTCTCTGTAGTAGGTGACTGCCTCCTCATAAGCCCATGCCTCCACCTCGAAGCGGTCGTTATGCTCATCGAAGCGCTTGTTTTGCTTCGTGCGGTTCGCCTTCAGGCGAGCACATGGACGCCCTACATTAGGGATGTACTCTTTCTCGACAGAGTACTTGAAGATGCGATTGAAGTGCTCGGCAGCCTTCGCCTGAGAGTTCCCTGCTCGCTGGAAGTCGGGGTAAGGGAAGAGTCCCGTGCCATCTGCCTTGAGGAGGGTGTCTTTAAAGTCCGACATCAGGTGTTGCTCTACCTGTGCCTGGTGGGGGCAAGGCAACCCCATCGAGAGGAGAGTGCGGAAGGTATCCCGGAAGCACTCCACGACGAGGGCGTGACGCTTCTTCCCACTAAAGCTCACCCCAATGATTGCTTGTGAGCATACATCGAAGGCGAAGTATGCCTTGAGGGCAACCGTCTCCGTGCGCCCCATCTCTCGCCAATTGACTTTGAACTTCAGGTCTCGGTCATCAAGGCTGATCATGGAGAGGCTGTACATCGGGCGAGTGCGATTGACGTGCGCACCTCGCTCCGCCTTATACGTCTGGTAGTCGTCTTGCGCTCGGCTACGCAGGGCAAGATGCTCGGGCGTATTCAGGAGTTTTTCAATAGTGCTCTCACTAAGAGGCTTGTATTTACGCCTATCGAGAACCTCACCTGTATCGGGGTCACAGAGGACGAGGACTCCACTTACAAAGTCATTGTACTGCTGCGCCACCTTTGTGCTGTAGGGGTTGGTATCCTGATTACTCAAGGCTAGTAGTAGGCGTGTGGTATCGTAGTTTACTTTCCTCGTTTGTTGATTGCCGAACTTCTTGCTGATGAGGCTCTCATAGCCCCTGGCATCAAACTCTCGAAGTGCCTTGCGAAAGCGCGCTGCGCTCTGAGGGAGTGTATGCCCCACCTCCTGCCTGTAGTAGCTGATGGCGCTTGCTAGCTGTTCCCAGCGGACAACCTTACCACCCCCCATCACACGCTTGAGAAGGCGTATATCTGCCTGAAGGCTCTTCACCGACATAAGCACGGAGGCATTCACTATATACTCCTCGGTCAGTTGGGCGATACGATCTAAGCTCAAGGTCATATTCAGCTCCCTCAGGCGTTTGGGGTAGTATTCCATTGCGCCTCGGTCTCGGCGGTAATGCTCGCTGAACCACTTTTTGATGGTGGCCACCTGGACGGCGTCTGTGCCTATACGCTTGTCTACCTTGTCTCGGATATCTCGAGGCAGACTGTCGTACTCAATCAGAACACTCGTCCCCTTTCCTCCGCCACGACGGGCGACCTTTAGGCGACCACGTTGCACCATCTTGTGATAAGACTCCTTAGACATCACAGGTGCTAAATCGTCAGACTGATCGTTTTCACCACGACGATCCTCGAGAAGATCATCAAGCTCAACAACTATCTTTTTCCCGTAATGCTGCAGCATGGTCTACCTACTTTAATTCTTCAGCAGTAGCTTGTATTAAGGACAGCATCTGTAGCGTAACATCATGATAGGTCGCTACCAGCTTACCCTTGTACTCCAGTGCTACTTCGCTTGTTGCCTTATCAACTATGATTACAGCACCATTTCTAAAGGTTTGTATCATCTTACCATCAGCATCATGTATGGTCTCGCATTCAGGTAGAGTGCAATACACTTGCCCGCCATATCGCAAAGCAAGTTCCCTCACTCGTTGAGACTCCACACCGTGACGCTGAAAGGCAAGGGCATAGGATACAGCTGCATCACTTAGCTTGGTCTCCTCCTTAATAGCCCGTTTTATATCTGCCCCGATCTTGATCTGTCGTTCCATTGTTTACTTACCCTTTTGTCGTATCTTCACGTTGTTGTTATCGTTTCACATTGCAAAGTAAGGACTAAATTTTGACCTATGCAAGAAAAAGAGAATAAAATTTTAGCACCAATCAAAGGGAGAGTGCGTATATATTTGAAAGCCAAGGGAATAAAATTGAAAGATTTTCTTGAGGAAACAGGTATAACCATGTCTAATTACAAGGCAAGACACAGCGAATTTGGAGGAGAGGCGATAGCTCAAATATTATCCTCTTATGTTGATATTTCGCCCTTTTGGCTAATTCTTGGCCGAGGAGATATGTTACAAGCTCCTCTGATAGAGATAGGCAACATCAGAGGGGACAACAACGTATATAAAGACAATGTCCTATCTGCAGGAGCATCTCATGCAGACGACATCGTAAAGTTGCAAGGAGAGCATATTCAGAGACTTGAAGAGCAGATCACCTACCTAATGAAGATTATTGAGAAACGAGATGAGCAGATTGACATCCTCGTTTCCGCACTAGCTAACTCCAACAACAAGCAGAAATAAGCTGTTTATCAGCGGTTTACATACAATCGCCACATGTCATACCCCTATCAACTCGGAGGTTTTACACTCATTTCCGCCCAATTATAAGCACGCACCCCCGCTAACTCAACCATAAGAAATACACGATTTGTCCACCCAAGTGTCCACCCAAACACACCCAATCTGTCCACCCAATCTGTCCACCCAATCGTCCACCCAAACCGACGAAGGAGATTGAAAAGAGATCTTGTGGAAGGCTTTTGGAGATTGGATAAACAACGTACAATAGCGCATAAAACAACGATGGCGACTACTGCACTGGTCCACATGCAATAATCGCCATAATCAGCTATTTACGTCCCATCCAGCCCCCTTATACAGGTAATCTGGTCCACCCCCTATGTCAATGTAACATTATCTTGTCTCTTTACCTCTATCGGCCGCCCGAATGTAACATCAATGTAACCTAAATGTAACGCTTCGTTTTTTTCGCGTCCGAGCTATCGAGTGTGACGAACGTTCGAACTATCAGCGATTTAGAGGGTGTTGTTTATCTATTGTCTTATGTACGCTTCGTTATCCCCCCCTTACTGCGGAGCGTATCTGGGAATATATACAAGGTCTACACGAGCGTCTGGCGAAGCTCCTTTGAGGATAAGTACGCTGTCAGATACGGGTTTTACTCTCGCTGTCTGTGATGCAGAGAGTACACCAAAGCTCTTAGATATGCAAGCCCCC